CATCGCGCAGATCAATGAAGGCCAGGATGTGACAGGGGATCAGATTGAGCAGCTGGCCAATGACATCAACAAAGAGTTTCGAGACGAGTTTGATTTTGAACTGACCAAGCGCACCAAGTCGATGGAGACGAAGATTCACGACCAAATGGTGCAGGGTGGCTGGGATGAGGCGTTTGTTGGTTTTGTAAGCGACCTGGTGACTTTGAAGTGTGGGATTATCAAGGGGCCGATTCCGCGTATCCGCAAGAAAAAAGAGTGGACGTGGGACGAAGCGGCCAAAAAGAACCAGGTGAAGGTCGTTGACGAAGTGGTCCCGGAGTTTGAGCGAGTTTCCCCGTTTGACTTTTTCCCGTCCCCCGATGCGGTGGGGATCAATGACGGGTCGCTGGTAGAGCGGATCAAGTTTACTCGTCGCGGTTTGCTGGATTTGAAGGACCAGCCGGGTTATGACGCAGATGCAATCGACGCAGTACTGACCCAACACTCGGAGTCGCAGTCTCAGGACGTGGTCGAGGACGACCTGGAACAAGAGCGTGAAGCGGCGGAGATCCGGGATCCTGACGATGAACACGGCTTCTCTGAGACGATTATGGGGATGGAGTACTGGTGTTCTGCCCAGGGGTCGATGCTTTTGGAACATGGGATGGAGAAGGACACCCAGGGGAAGGCGCTGGGGGAGATCGATGAGTACGAGATCAACGCTATTGTGGTGGCTGATCATTTGATTTATGTGGATTTCAACAAAGACCCCCTCGGAGAACGCCCTTATTCGAAGACTGGTTGGGCTCAGATTCCTGGTTCTTTCTGGGCACAAGGGGTCCCAGAATTGATGGCGGATATCCAGCGGGTGTGTAATGCCAGCGCGAGGGCTCTGGTGAACAATATGGCGATTGCGTCAGGGCCCCAGGCTGAAGTGGACGTGGGGCGTTTGGTGCCGGGGGAAGTGATCGAATCGATACGGCCGCACAAGGTGTGGCAGACGACGAATAAAGGTAACAATGCGTCTCGGGCCGTCACCTTCTTCCAGCCTTCTTCGAATGCGTCAGAGTTAATGGGTGTTTATGACCGATTTGCACAACTAGCGGATGATTATACCGGAATTCCAGCATACGCGTACGGCAACGACCGGGTGGCGGGTGCTGGCCGCACGTCTTCAGGGCTCTCGATGCTCATGTCCGCCGCGGCCAAGGGCATCAAGAGGGTTCTGTTGGACGTTGAGAAGAACATCATTCGCTCGGTGATCAAGCGACAGTTCGAGTGGAACAAACAGTATCTTGGGCCGGACTTTGTGGGCGACGTCGACGTGATTCCGACGGGTGTGGTTGCGATTATGATTCGGGAACAGATGTCCGACCGCCGGACCCAGTTCTTGCAGTCTACGGCAAATGATTTTGATATGCGTATTGTTGGACTCAAGGGGCGAGCGGCCGTGCTGCGGGAAACGGCAGAGACTCTGGAGATCCCTGGGAAAGAGTTGACCTTGAGCGACGAAGAGTTGCGTGATATGGAGGAGCAGGACGAGAAGCAGCAGCAGCAACAGCAGCAGGAGCAGCTGGCGTTGGTGCAGGCTCAGCGGGCTGAAGCGGAAGCGCAGTTGGCCGTTACACAGCAGGAGGCGCAGCTGAAGGCCGTCCAGGCACAGTCTATTCTTGTGAAGGCGCAGGTTGACATGCAGAAGGCCGAGATCGAGAAGGCGAAGCTACAGCTGGAAATCCAGAAACTCCAGCTCGACGCGCAGAAGGCCGGGGTGGAGCTGGACCTCAAGGCGGAGAAGATTTCGGCAGAGGCGATTAAGGATCGCGCAGTGGCGGCGGATTTGGGCGTGCAGAACTTGGTGGCGCTCGAGAACCCCGGAGGCGCGGAGAGCCCAAGGAGTAACCTCAAAGGTGTTGAAACTAAATCAGCAGTTAAGTCGGGACCTTGATTCTCTGTTTAGCACGGATGTGCGCTTTCAGCGGGTTGTGGAAGAGTGGTTTGCGGCCTCGTTGCAAGATTACCGTGAAGCGGGCGACCTGTTGGACGGAAATAACTTGTATCGGAACCAGGGAAAGTGTATTATTTTATCAGATTTAGTTAAGGCGATCCGTGAATCGCGAGATACCGCGGAACGTTTTTCTACGTAGTGGCGATTTTTTGGGAGACCCAGCCACCTGAGACCGGGTGAGACTGCCTTCCTAAACCACAAGGGCTCACACCTGGAAAGGCGGGCTCGAATGAGGAGGAGTGCAAGATGGCACTACCAGCAGCCGTAAAGGCGATGGCAGAGGAGTCCGAGGCAGCGTTAGTGGCCCTGGAGGAGAGTCAGATAGAGGCGGCAGAAGGTGCCACATCTCTCGAAGACTTGGTACCAGATCAGGCTGACCAGACGGATGACGAGCCGGACGCGGAAGCGTCAAACGAAGAAGATGCGACAGAGGTAGACGAACAGTCAGAAGAGGGTGAATTGGACCCCCAGCTGGAAGCGGCCGAGAAGAAGGCTGCTTTGTTCGAGCAGAAGTACAAGACACTTGAGGGGAAATACAACGCAGAAGTGCCCAGGATGACTCGTGATCTGGACTTTCTGAGAGGACGCGTTGAGGCGATGGTTCAAGGGAGCCAGGCACCGGCGGCTGAAGAGCCGGGTTCTGGTAACGCTGAGCCGGGGTTCAAGCGGTACTTGAAGAAGGAAGAGCTGGACGAGTACGACGCGGATATTCTGGACTTTCAGTCGAGAGTGGCGCGGGGTGAGGCGGAGGCTGTGAATGCGGAGTTGAGGAAGGAGTTACAGGAGATAAAAGCCCTGGTGACTCAGAGTTCTCAGACTTCGGCAGTTGACTCCTTGTGGGGTAAGATTGAGGCGCATTTCCCAGGAGCCCAGCAGATCAATAAGAGTGATCCGCTTTGGGGCGAGTTCTTGAACGGCGTGGAACCTATGAGTGGTAAGACGTTCCGAGAGATCGGGGCGGCAGCTTTCTCAATGGGGGACGTTGCTCGGATGGTGGATCTGTTTACGTCGTATGCGGGTGAACCTGGTGGTGGCGCGACTGAAGAGGCGCTTCCTGCTGAGATTGGTGAAGGAGAGGATACGGGGAGACCTCCGGTCAAACCGTCTCGTTCGAAGGGTGGTCGATCAGTGCGAAAGTCGAAGGCGGCTCCCGTGATAAAACAGTCGGATATTCCGAAGTTTTTCACGGAGGTAACTCAAGGGAAGTACCGAGGCCGTGAGAAAGAGATGAAAGCACGAGAGGCTGCAATTGAAAGAGCAGTGATGGAGAACCGGGTGGTTCCCGGATAAAGGACTTTGGTCCTGGTCTTTCTAGCTGCGTAAACTGAAGGAGGAATGCGATGGCTTATCCTGTTGCACCTGGAAAGACAGATATCGGCACTACTACTATGCGGTACATTCCGCAGCTGTGGGCTGGTAAACTTCTGGTCAAATACTACAATCAGTCCGTCCTAAGCGTGATCACGAATACCAATTATGAGGGTATGATCCAGAAGATGGGCGATACTGTGTACATTCGTACGCGACCGGATATGACAATCCGTGACTACAAAAAGGGTCAGACCCTCGTCAACGAACAGCCTGAGAGCCCTTCTGTCTCGCTGTTGATCGACAAGGGTAAGTACTGGTCTTTCGTGACCGACGATCTTGATAAGGTGCAAACCGACATCAAGAACTTCGTGAATGAGTGGACCACGGACGCAGCTGAGCAGCTGAAGTCGGCTATCGACACAGATGTCCTGGGTAACGTGTATTCGGATGCACATGCCAGTAACCAAGGGCAGACGGCGGGCGTAAAGACGTCTTCGTTTGACCTCGGCGCGTCTGGTAACCCTGAGACGCTGACGAAGGCCAATATCCTCGATTATTTCGTGGATTGCGGGACGGTGCTGGATGAACAGAACGTCCCGGGCACTGGTCGGTTTTTCATTATCCCACCATGGGCCGCTGGCCTGATCAAGAAGTCGGACCTCAAGGATGCGTCCATGACGGGTGACGCGACTTCGATCCTGCGGAATGGTCTGTTGGGGATGCTTGACCGGTTTACTCTGTATAACTCGAACCTGCTTGCTGGTGACCGGACTTCGGGCACGAACATGCTGTTCGGTACGACTGATGCGATTACTTTCGCGAATCAGCTTGTGCAGAGCAAGGTGCAGGACAACCCGAACGGGTTTGGAATGCTTCACCGTGGATTGAGTGTTTATGGGTATAAGGTCGAAAAGCCTGAAGCTCTTGGCGTTCTGTTCGCAAAATAAGGCGGCGTAAGCTGACCCAAGAAGGAGAATAATTATGGCTACTGCTGCAGATTCTGCTGTAACCGTTGTGAAGGGTGGATTCCCTGCGCTCGGGGCAAAGGTCGGAGTTGTCGAGGCGGAGATCGTCCTTGCGACAGTCAGCGCTGAGCTGGTTGCACAGGGGGACGGAGTCCTGGCCACAGGCGACATAATCCAGGCGATTTCGCTACCCCAGGGTACGCTCGTACTGGCGGCAGGTCTCGAGATTACTGAGACCGTCGTGGGCGTTGCTGCGTTACCTGTTGCGATGGGTATCACAGGCGGCGACACGGATGCCTTCATTGCAGAGATCGACATCGGTTCGGGTACGTCGTATGTGGCGACCGATTATATGATCGCGAAGCCAGGTACGTTGCCGATCGTTATTGGCGATGGGGCCGCGGGGGCAACCTCCGACACCATTGACATACTTTTGGGCACCGTTACGGCCTCGTCTGTCACCGCAGGTATCCTGCGTGTGTGGGCGGTGATCGCTGATGTGTCTGATCTCGCTGGTTAACCATACCACTGAGGAAGAATGATATAACCTGGGGTGAGATACCCTTGCCCCGGGTTTTTCTTGAAAGGACTACACGATGGGTGATGTCGTAAAATATATCAAGAATCCTGTGACCGGGGTTGTGTTTGTGTGGACGGAACTTTTGGCGACCCGAGTGAACCCCGTGATGGTGCCTTGTACCCTCGAGGGTGATCTGGTAGTCGATATCGAAACAGAGAACCTACGCTCAGACGGACTGATTGAGTCGGAGGACCAGCTGACAGAGGGTCGTTTCGAAGAGGAAAAGGCCGTTGAAGCGAAGGACGAGCAAGACGCAAAGGTTGCTGCATCGAAGAAAAAGGCGACGGGTAAGAAGAAGTAAGCGAGTAATACTTTATGGCGCTGAACACTACGTATTTGAACCTTGCGACTCAGATCGTGCCGGACCTGCCGGGGGCCGAGCAGGACGTCATTATGTTTTATCTCTTCCGGGCTGCTCGGCAGTTTTGTCAGGATGCGGAGGTGTTCGAACAGACGGTGACGGATACTTTGGCGGCAGACGACGACGAGTACTCTATCACGGTGACGGATGCGCAGTGTAAGCGCATAAAACGAGTGCGGTTTCTTGACGGTTCGGTTGAGGTGGCGAAGGACTACTTTGACGGGCGTGAGATCGATCCGGACCATTTTGTGCTACAACGTAACAGTGGGACCGGCGCTGACGAGATTTTGTTCGACACCGCCGCAACCCCTAATAGCGCGGAGGCTGGGTTCACTTTAGTTGTCCTGGCCGCGTACGTTCCTCACGTAGGGGTGGATATTCTCCCTGATAATTTTTTGACTCAGTGGGCCGATGCGATTCGGTACGGGGCTATGGTTGAGATGTTGTCTCTCCCAGATCGCCCGTGGTCGAGCGCAGTCTTGCTGCAAGACTACAAGGCTCGTTATGCGGATGCCGTTGCCCGTGGGCGGTTCGAAGAGATTCATGCGAACAAGAGTGTGTCCAAGTTGATGGTCGCGCCATCGTTCTTGTAGGAGGACAGAGAAGATGAAAAGATGGATAGTCGGAGCCTGTGTGCTTGGGTGCTTGACCCTGGGGGCGTTTGCTTATTTGACGGCGGGGTATGGAAAGGTATTGTCGGCCTCGACTACAGAGACGCGGCTTACGGGTTTCACGGCTCGTTCGGTTTCTGTCTATAACGCGGGTTCGACTGAGATCGTGTATGCTGCCGTGAACTGTACGACAAACGAGTTCGTGCCGACGAATTCGGTGCCGATCCCAGCAGGGGCCTCGTATACGTTCAATGCGGACGGGAGTACGAGTATCGACAGTTTGTGCTATGCGACGACCAATGGCACTGAATCCATTTACGTTGCGACTTACTAAGGGAGGTTGCTGTGAGAAAAGCTCTGATTTTTGGTCTTGCCCTGTTCGTGGCTCTTGGGGCTTCTGCGCAGTATGACGTCCCGCCGACAGGTTCCAGCATTGTGGGAATTATTCCCAGTTCCAAGCTCGCCGGGGTGTACAGCGGGGTGACGGGTTTAGGGGCCCAGGCACAGGACTTCGATTTAGGGGGGAACGAGCTTGATAACGCGTCTCGCGTGGCGGACTCCGCGAACAATCTCGTCAGCGGGTTCGGCTGCAGTGTGGGGTTGGGGTCGGAGTATAATATCCTTAGCGGTGTTGGCTGCACTATCTCCACCAACTCAGACAACAATTTTGTGTTGGCGGTGGGTCAAGACCTTGCCGGGGAGATACAGCGTTCTGTGTTGCTTGGGGGTGGGGGAGGCTGGACCGATCACGATGACGTATTCAACTTCAATGACTCGACCTCGCCTATAACAAACGGCGCGGTGTACTTTGGTTGTGTGAACGGGTTTTTTATAGACGGCCCCTATGTTTTGGACGACAACGTTGCGCTGCAAATAGAGGCGACTGCCGACGGGATGGTGGACGATAAGTACAACGGGGTCACACTCAAGGGCCTCAATGCCGGTGAAGCTATCACCCAATGGGACGCGGTTTTTTTCAATGTCGCTGATTCTGAGTTGCACCAAGCTGACGCAGATGCGGCTGGCGAGTTTCCCTGCCGCGGGATAGCTGTCGCCACCGGTACGGATGGGAACGAGTTACTGGTTTTGGCCCAGGGTTTTATACGAAATGACGGTTGGACTTGGACGGTGGGCGCGTCTATCTATTTGTCGGACACTGCTGGCGAACTGACCCAGACCGCTCCCAGCGGCTCCGGGGATGCTGTACAGCTTGTAGGCTGGGCGACGAGCGTGGATGAAATGTATGTGAACGTGAGCGGCCATTATATCACTGCCCCGTAATGAAGTACGTACTCATAGCCCTTTCTGTGCTGACAGCGCTTTCGTGGTGCGTGGCCAACACGAAGGATGGGGTTGTTGTGGATAATAGCTGGACATTTGACGGGGTGACGGGCGCGGAGTCTGACGGGGTGACGATCGATTCGAGCAGTACGAATGACTTCACTGTCATGCTCTGGAACATGTCCAACACGAACGACCCGACGGATGACGATTCGTTTTTCGGCGGCAACACCGGGGCACTGGGCGAAGCAGGGCAAAAGCCCGCATGGGTAGCGCCTACGAATGGCATGAGCGCGCATTATGTTAGTGGCGGCAACGACAATATAGATGCATCACTTGTAACGGCCTATCTGGCATCCGCCACGAAGGGCACTATTGCGGGC